TCCTTCTGCCGGGGGTAGAGAGCACGCTGCCGGTTGCGCTTCTCGAACCAGACGCTTTCTTCAGGGGGTGCTGCTGAGGTCATCAAGGGTTCTCCTGGCCGTAAAGGGGGACGTGGTCTTATCTACCCTATGCCAAGGTGATCCCGTCGACAAGCCCGGCGCGGATCAGACCGTGCCAGAAGTGCAGTTCAGAACTCCTCTGGTGGTCCCCCGTGCTGTACCGGGCGGCGTTCTTTCCGGGGGGCGAGACCGGCCGGATCCCGGCGTCCCTCAGCAGGGCCGAGGTAGGTCCGGTCAGTACCGTGTTCGGCTGCCAGTACACCTCGATGTGCTGGGCGAACAGCATGCAGTGCATCCGGACCCAGCCGATGAGCTGGGACGTCGGCATTGCGGACCCGATCAGCTTGTGGGCACGTTCTTTGTCCAGCCGGAACATCTCGCCGTAAATGCAGTCGATCCCCGCCGCGTTCTTCGCGAACCAGCGGATGAACTCGTCCGGGTTCATCTCGAACGTGTCGTAGACCCGCCAGCCCGGAGACCGGAGTTCCCACGTGGGCCGGGAGGCGTTCGGGGTGATGTCGACAAAATTGCGGCAGGCGAGGGTGACGCCGACGTGGCCCTTGTCGTCTCCGGCGTCCGACCCGCCGGGGTCGAATCCGATGACGACGGTGTCGTCCTCGGTGACCCGGGGGTAGACGACCGGCTCCGGCCGCCGTGCGACGGCGGGGGCCTGGGGGGCGGTGTTGGTAATGCTAGGCACTGTTCAGTCCTCCAGCAGGGCGACGGTCACAGAGAGTCTCCTTGGTTGGTGTCTCTCGGTAGGTATCTACCCTAGCACCTAAAGAAGTTCCCTCACAACTCCCCAGCTCAGGTGCCTGATCTGCCGATCCAGTTTCGTCGCCAGCAGCTCCCGTTTGCCCTCATCCACCGTCTTCGGCGTCACATAGTCGTACGCCGTGACCGGCCGGGTCTGCCCCAGCCGGTGAACCCGCCGCAGCGCCTGCTGGTTGCGGGACGGCTTCCAGGAGTGCTCGACAAATATGACCAAATCGGCCGCTGTGAGCGTCAAGCCCTCTGAGATCGTCTCCAGGGATCCGACCAGAACGTCCAGCTCACCGGCCTGGAAGGCTTCCACGAAAGCCAGTCGGTCCGCCTTGTTCGTACGGCCGTCGATCTGCTCCGCCTTCTTGCCGCACTGCCGGGCCACCTCCGTGCACGCGCTCACCGTGTCCTGATAGTGCGCCACCACCAGCGTGGGATACGTCCGCTCGGACAGGTCGAACCGGAGCTGCTCCAGCTTCCCGGACTCTTCGATGCTTCCGGTGAAGATGCCGAGCCCGGTGGCGATCTTGTCCAGCTTCACGTGCGAGGCTCCCTTGGACCATGCGACCTCGTAATTGCCGTCCAGGTTGTGGGCCAGGCAGTCCTTCTTCATCTTCCGGTACTGGATGCCCTGCGTCTTGGTCATCGGGGTGAGGATGGTCTGCATCTCCAGCGGGGGCAGGTCGGTCAGTACGTCGTCCCGCAGGCGCTGGATGTACAGCTCCCCCAGGCTCTCCTGGAAGAACCGCTGGTAGTGCTCGCACGGGTCCCATGCGGGCCGGTTCAGGCATTCCGGGTAGCAGTGCAGGAGGTCTCCGACGACCTTGGCGTGCTCTCCGCCGTGCTTGGACTCGCCGACGTGGAACCACTGGCCGATCCACCGCCAGTAGGACCCGAACTTCTGGCCATTGCCGCACAGGTGCGGGTACAGCAGTTGGAGCGGGGCGAACAGTTCGGGGGCGAAGTTGGAGATGGGGGTGCCGGAGGCCAGCCAGAGCCGGTCGGTCATCTTGGAGAGGATCCGCAGGGCTTCGACCCAGCTCGTTTTGCGGCCCTTCAGCAACTGGGCTTCGTCGCAGATGATCGTGTCCCACTCCTGGAGGTATTCCGGGCGGGGTTCGGGGACGACGCGTACGGAGGGCCGCTTGCGCTTGTGGTTGCCCTTGGCGTCCAGGAGGGGCCGGTAGCCGGGCAGGAGGCGCCCGAAGTCGGGGCTGTCCTCGTAGTCGTCCAGGACGGCGGGCTCTTCGTAGACGTCGGTGGTGGCGGCCAGCGCCTCGTACAGGAAGGGGCCCGGGGTTGTTTCGCGGCGGCAGAGCGAGGTGTAGGGGACGTAGGTGAAGCGGGAGGGGTCGTCGGCCCAGCGGTTGACCTCGTTGCGCCAGGTTCCGGAGTCCAGGATCATCGCCGGGGCGAGGATGAGGGTCTTGCCGACGGAGGCTTCGATCAGTTGCCTTGATTTACCAGTCAACCAAGTCCCGGATCATCGGCCAAATAGGCGCGAGGGTGGGACTGGAGGAACATCACCCCCGCTCGCTGGTAGGACCGGAGCGGCGGCTTAACGTCCATTGAGGTAACCCTCGATCTCAGTGCGGTAGGTCTCGTACCAGCCCAGACGCCGGTTGCAGGGCCCACACAGGAACCCTCGGATCTCGTCCTTGGAGCCCAGGCGCTTGTCCCGTTCGAATCCCTCGGGGTGCCTGTGGTCGATGTGCAGCGTGCGGTCTTCCTTGCGCTGAGAGTCCTGGTTAGGGACCCGTCCGCAGATTCCGCAGATGTAGCCCACTTCCTGTTTCATCTGCGCCAGCTCTTCCGGGGTGATCCCGTAGCGCCGCATGAGCAGGGAGGTCCGCACGCTCTTACGTGCCTTTTCCGGGTTGGCGTCTCGCCACGTCTTCGAAGAGACGGCGTCACAGGGGAGGCACACCCAGCGCACGCGAGTCTCCCCAGGAGAATCCCGGCACGTCTTAGGAAGGGAGCATTTCCGACAGGTGGGAGTGGCGCGGGGCATTTTGTTCCTTTCGCGTAAAAGTGAGGAACCCCGGCAGGGAGCCGGGGCTCGACCTGCCGGGGTTCACCGGGGTCCTCGGGGTTGATTGCTCTTCCCCTGTTCCCGGTGCCGCCTTAGCCCTGTGCGGGAGGACGTCGGCGGACGTTTAGGGGGTAATCCCTCTCCGAGACGGCCGGGCATCTCAGACCGGCCGCAACGGAGATGTGGATCACGCTCCTAGGTCAGGGATGTTTCCATCGTGTCGGGCTGCGTGTTCTTGGTTGCGTCCGTCATGAGGGCGATCACCTGACCTTTCGCTGTATCTACTGTAGCAGGAGGGCGGTCGGGAGTCCTATCACCTTGCGTGGAGTGCGACGGTGTCATCGACCCGCAGCGTGAAGCCCTGATCGATGAGTTTGTCCGCGTACGCGTTGGTGTGGTGCCCGCAGAACGTGAGGGAAAGGTGCCTTATGCCCCACGTTGTGTAGCCCTGCGCCCGGCAGCGGTCGCAACGGTCTTGGGCTGTGTGCTGCATACCGGCCACGTTTACCGCCTCTGCTAGAAACGCTGCATGGGGTTGATCTTAGCGCTCGAAGGGGCGGCAGCCCAGAGGGAACCGCCGCCCTTTCGCACAGGTCAGGCGCCTGCGGGGACCTTCGCAGCCCGACGGGCCTTGAATGCGGCCTTGGCCACCGCGAACGCGGCAGGAAGGGCCGCCAGCAGGGCCGCCTGGGTCGCGGCGAAGCTGTGCAGGTTGGTGACGTCGGCCAGCTCCAGACCCAGGAAGGTCTGGACGTAGGTAGCGCCGGTGCGCTCCGCTAAGTCCCGCAGGAACTCACGGTTCAGGTACTTCTCCACAGGGTGCCTCTCACTCTGTTTGCGACACGGGGCCGCTTACCAGCCCCGCTGTACTGGGATCCGCACGATGAATCCGGGTGGGACGTCGGCGGCGGCAGGGTGGCCGTGGAGTTGAGCGATGCGGTCGGCGTCCTTGTTGGAGGGGGCGATCCAGCCGCAGGCCCGCATGAGGAGTCGTAGCGGCAGCCCGGGGAAGACGGTGGCCACCTGGTAGGGGATCTCGCCTTCGGGCCGCTTGATCGGTGGTGTGAAGGCTTCCGGGATGTACCTCTGGTAGGCGTCGGAGGCGTACTCGGGCCACATCTTGAGCCCGTTCATGTACGTCAGGGCGACGGCGGCCAGGCACTGGTGGGTGAAGTCCTCCAGGAGCCATTCACGGTCGCGGGGGGTGCCGTGGCCGGTGGCCTGGGGCCGGGTCTCGATCTGGAAGCAGCCGACGCGCTCCTTCTCGTCCCGGAGGGTGACCAGATCGCTCTGGGCCTCTCCCTGGCTACCGGAGGCGGCCAGTGCGATGGCGGCCAGGGTCTCTGCGGTGTCCGGCTCCTGCCAGGTCCGGGTGCGGGCCCCGGCGTCTATGAGGGCCTGCCGGAGCTGCGCGCGGTTGACCTGCATCAGTCGCCGTCCCCTGACGCGGGAGGAACGCGGACCGGCTCGTCGTCGGCGAAGGTCCACAACAGGGCCTCCAGCTCCGGAGGGGTCCCGTGTGTGGGGTTCACGGCGTTGCGTCTCATGTCGGAACGGAGGTCCAGGATGTGCCGGAGAGCCAGCCGAAGTAATCGTTCCATCTTGACGGTCTTCGCTTCCTGGACTTCTTGCCGCTTCTCGAATTCTTCCATGCGTTCGTGGTACGCCTTCTTGAATACCTCGAACTCGCTGCTTTTGAGTTTCCGGTCTTCCGTGGCCTTCGTGTTACGGGAGGCGAACCGGGCACCGCCGTATAGGCATAAGCTCCCGACTATTGCTGCCCCGGCGCTGACGAGGCTATCCGTACCACTCACTTGATGTGCCTCTCGGGACTGTTTATCGGTTTAGCAGATCATACCAAAGCAGGCCATTTCGGCCCCAGCCTCTTATCCGGCCGGAGGGGGCTCCGAGACGGTGAAGGTACGGCGCCCATTCTCCTGGGCCACCGCAGTGGTGTACGTAACCCACGACAGACCGGCGCACGCGGTCTTCAACGCGACGCACAGTTCATCGATCTGATCCTCTGTGAGCAGCATGTTTGTGTTGATCACGCCGTTCACCGCAGAGCCGTCCGTACCGGCCACGGTGTAACTCACCTGAACCTGCGTGTCCGTCGGGGCGTAGTCCGGGGACCCGCTCGGGTAATGCCGTACAAGACTCATGGGAATTCTCCTTAGGCCAGCTCGGCTGTTCCGCCGAGACGGATGAAGTTGCTCGCCGCCCAGGCGCCACCGCCCGGAGTCGGAGAGGCCCCGATACGGGAAAGTGCAGTGCTGGTAT